TAGAAGAAATAGAAATCGCTCCCCCCTGCGAGGTTTGATGAATTGGACAGGATGAAGAACCTGTATTTTGTTTAGATAAATTTTGTGTTGTAGAAGTAAAATCTATTGCTTTTGACCAAGTTGTATCAGTCAATCCCACTGTATAAGGTATTATAATTTTTTTTACTACAGTCCAATCTACATCATCTGTATTAAAAGCAGTTGTTGAACCTATTCCTAAAATAACAATATCAATCGAATTTATAACATATGATTGAGTTCCAATTTCACCTTTATGACCTGTAGTCCAGTCACTATAAGTTGTTGTTATAACATCTGAACTACCTGTTACACCTGGTTCAGTAAACCCAACCTTAATATTATTACCCATTGAAGGAATTTCTATAAAGGCATCTATAGTTTCTAATCCATTTTCACTAGTAGATATATTAGTCATTGTAGCACCGGCACCAATAGTAATAAATATATTAGTTGAATTTGTTTTAGATAGAACAATCCTAGCCTCGTCTTTTAATGCAGTAACAGTTGCTATTGTATTTGACCATGCGTCATCTTTTAAACCAATTACAATAGTACTAAAATCTGGCATAGCTAATGCTAAATCTTTAAGAAATTCTCCCGGTAAAATTAATCTCTGTCCGGCACTTAATAATTCATTAAAACATAACCAACCATATATTGATGAACCATTACCCGCATCATACAGATTATTACTAGTTTGATTTGCGACAGGTCCTTTTAAAGTAATACCTGTCATACTCTCAATAAATACAGAACCATTTATTGTTAAAGGTTTAGTAATTACTTCACCTGACCCACTCGTCCATTTTATACTAACCGGAGGAACATCTTCTGGTATAATAAATTGCATAAACGAACCAGTCGTACTTATTGTTTCTGTAGAATAAGTTACACCTGGTAAATAGGTAGAGCCATCAGAATTTAATACAATTTCAATAGCATCATTTGCTTCTATACTATCGTCATCAATATAAAATTTATATGTTGACTCTACGTTAAATACTACTGCATTAACTTCTAATTCGGTATTTCCACCATCTTGTGTAAATTTTATATTATTTATTACACCACTATCTTCCTTTTCTATAACTTGAAATTCATTTCCTAATAAATTAGGAAGAATATTAATAGTAATAGTTCCCTGGACGGAAGTAAAATTATTAAATTTAGTAACATTTAAAACATGAGTTATTATTGAACCATAACCATTTGTAATATCTTCAGCCAAACCTGTTATATTTGTTCCTGTATTTGTATATCCAACCGGTATATTTGTTATTGTATATGTATTTGTATCACCTGAAGTTTTATATGGAATATTTATAGAATCACCTTCTTGAACTGGATAAGTTATATTGGTAAATGTTGGGGCATAATTAGAATCATCTGTGGTTGCCTGTTCATTCCATATAACGTGAGTTGAATTTCCAAAAATTCCATCTGTTGGTGAGGTTGTACCATTATCTACAAAATTAGTTACAGGTTTATACCAGATTGTTCCGGTTACTATATCATCAATATAAGTTATTGTTGTATTTTGACCAGTCCCACCTTCTATTCTATCAACTGTATTAGCTTCTTGTTGAGTTTTAAAGAGTGGATAATGAAAAACTCCATCTGGACTTTCTATGTAATACCATGTTATTCTGTTACTATCAATTTCAGATTCATTTAAGGTAAATTTTTGGATAACTGGAATTCTATCATATGGATGAGCTTCGTTTACACCAAAATATAAATTAAATGGATCACCATCAAGATTTAAATTTTTTGTTGCTATAATGTCATCTGTATCTTCAGAAAATAAAACTAAGGTATTATCACTATAATATCTTAAAGATACAATACCTACATTTAATGAATTCTGTCTTTTCCATTCATTACCAGATAACCAATTTTCAGCATCTATATTTATATTCCAAAATACAGGATCTACTACAATTCTTTCATCAGTTGTATATACAAAAGAATCAGTTATAGTATCTGGTGCATTGTTTACATTTGTAGAAGCACCACTATAATCAAGTCCAAAGGTCTCATTTCTACCAAAATATGATAGGTAGATGTGTATTTTTTCACCAGGATTTATTCCCATATTTGATTTTAGTATAGAATCTTCTTCAATACCATTAGACCATTCATTATTTTCAGAATCATCAAAATCATGGACGAATGACCATATATCAGTACTTTCTTGCATTATTGGAAATATTGCGGCTGGTGTATTTGTAGCAGCAAAATATATTGTTTGACTATCTCCAGTTAATGCTGTATTTGATGCCGCAATAATAGTATTTTTATTATTTGTAACATCAAATAAATATAGATAGTTATCATTTCCATATCTTAAAGATAATATAGTAGAATTATTGATTTCATAATATCCTTGACTATATCTTGAATTAAGATCTATGGCAACAGAACCACCTATATCAGTAGTTACTGGACCGGTTCCAGCTACATGATTAGATAAACTGATTGGATTTTTTTGTTTAAATGAAAAAGCAACATCCCAGTTAGAAATATTTCTAGCTTCAGTAATATTAACAGGAGTTTCTGCACCAACCCACAATCCGATAATATATTCACCTGTTTTATCATGTGTCCAAGTATATTGATGTCCTTTTTCTAATAAATTACCATTATAAAAGGGTTGTTGGTTTTCTAAAACTGTTTCCATTTGTCCAACTAATACCTTTTCATTTATTCTAACTCCATATGATATATACCAATTATCGGTTTGAACTGGCAGAATATTACCAGGATTTAATCCTACTTCCGAAATTAAAAACTCTTTATAGTTTGTTAAATCCATATTAAAAGCCGCATTTAACGAATTATTCATAGATGCTATCGTATTCCCAGCCGAAACTCCATTTATTGATACCTGTCCTACTTCTAGACCTCTTAATTGTATTTTATTACTACCTTTTTGAATAATATCTATATAAGTTGTATGATTAATAGACTGTAGTTCGTTAACCTTGTATACATTTATTACATTACCTCCAATACCTTCTTTAAGAAATATAATATTTTTTATTGTGTCTACACCAACTTCTAATTGTGTGACTTTCATAACATGATTAGAAAATGGCAGTTCAGAATACATACCACCTAAGGTTGTAGTTACTGCATATAATCCAATATTTTGATATGAGTTATCACCTAATGATAATCTTATGTTTGTAATATCTACTTCAAGTAAATTTATGGCATAATACTGCCCTATAAACCCAACATCATCTACTTTAATTATATTTTTATCAGAATCAGGTAGACTTCCAATAGTTGCAGATATATATACACCTATTTTACTAGTATTAGAACCTAGTCCAGTATTATGTATTTGTGTATCTAGAATTTCAACTATAAATTTAGATAAAGTATTAGATTGAAATTGATTTTTTATTAAATCTGACTCTTCATTTAAATGGATAGTTGCTTTAGAATTACTATCAGTACCTATACCTGTAAATAATGAACGATTATTATCATATAATCCACTATCTCTTATAGTTGTATTAACCGCTCCAGATGCATAAAATCCAGCATTCCAATTTCCATTAACTTCATTTTGAGAAAATTTATTATTAATACCACCAATAACAGATAATCCATTACTAGCATTGAATGAACTGGAATTCATTAAAATTGTAATATTTCGACATCCTAGAAGTGTGCTATTTTCCAAAGATATACCAACACCTATATTTTGTGAACAAACGTTTCTTGTAATAAATCCAGTACTTCCTATACCACAATCTATAATTCTAATACTATCATTATTTTTAATAAATTTATTACCTACTATTTGTAATGTATTAATATTTTCCAATAAAACAGCACCACTATTACTTGATATATTGGATGAGGCAAAAAAAGATTCTAAATTTGCCTTATCAGAATCATAACCATAATCACCACTAATAGTAGAAGATACTACTGTATTAAGATTTGCTCCATTCCAACCATTAGTAATAAAACTACAATCTATTACATCTAATCTTGCTGAATTTGTTATATTTAGGGCATATCCTCCGGCATTACTAAATTCTATATTTTTAAATAAAAATTCGAAGGAATTATCAGTTCCTGCTATTTTAAAAATATTCTCATTAGAAACATCAAACGTGTCATATCTAATTTTTGTTCCATCTATACCATAAAAATTTAAACTATGAGGTAATGTAATTTCAGATGTTATTATATTATTACCTTGTATAAAAATAGTTGAATTTAATGATGAATTAGTAACCGCATCAGCTATACTACTATATGGTTTTAGTAAAGTTCCATTTGAATCACTATTAGGATACAGAGGATTTACATAAATATTATAAAACCCTTCTAGGTCTAATATATCTAGATCAGATTCAAAACATATAGATTTATCTACAAATAATCTAGACATTACTACTGTTTGGTATCTTGGAATTGCTACGGTTCCTGCTGGAGAACCTACTGGAACAGCCGGAACATCTCCTTCATAAACCAGAAGATAACCTATATCGACCCCATCACTATTTATTTTATTAATAGTAACGGTGTTAGTTGAACCAGCAACTATATCAATAGGATGATCAAACCACCATTCTAAATCATCTCCAATAGAAAGTCCACCATGAGTATTATTATACTGAATGTATGTCTGAACATTATTAACGGCCAGTTCATATTTTAAAACAATATCAGAAGATACAGATTCAGCTACAATAGTCTTAACACCTACACCTTGAATATTTATGCCAAAAAAATTAGTGCCAGAATAGGGTATAGATGTTCCTGGAACCGGATTTCCACCTAAGGGACGTGGTATATATGATTTATAAACTCTTGCTGAAGGTGCTATTACACCAGATGGAGATTGATTTGCAACAACATTATGGTCTTTTAATCCACCCCATGTTGGATGCCAATTAATATTACTTGAAAGATTTGTAAAGAATATATTTTCACCCCCAGAACTCATCTTATGTTTTTCTCCAAGAAATAACGAATTTAGTGTAGTTTCTAGTGCTCTATTAGTAACAATCATATCCTTAACAGGGTCATAATAAATATGTTCAAAAGTTTTCATAGATGTCTCATCAAGCGAAGTAGTGTTATTAACAAATGTAATACTTTCAAATTTAGCATCAGTTTCACAACTTTTTTCAATAACCATATTAATATAGAAATAGAATTTAATTAAAGTTTAAACAACTGAATAATAATATATATTAATAATAATGGCAAAAGATTTTTTATCAAATAATAAAAAATTTAATCTATATAATCCAGACCCTGTTATTTTTGATTATTTTGAAAAAAAGAAAACAGTAAAGGAGTTTAATAATGGAAATGAAGCTGATTTTGGAAGAACATTTGGTCCAATTCATATAGATGAAAATTTTGATGGATGGATTACTGATATGGTTCTACGAGTAGAACTTCCGGCACTTTTAACAGCAGATGAAAATACTGCGATGTTAGCAGCAATAAATGCCGGCGACATAAATGGTCAAGGTGCCCCGCAGGAAAATTATTTAAATTGGGTTGATAATATAGGACATGCTTTAATTGAAAGTATAACATTAAGTGCCTTTGGAAAGGAGATTATAACAAAGAAAACAGACTATGGGTTATGGTTAGATATTTATAATGAATTACACGACCAAAATAGTGAAGAATGGAATACTTTAGGAAAGGTATCCGCTACTCCAACACTACAAATCACTAAAATACACCCGTCCGTTATTTATGTACCACTACATTTTTGGTTTTCAAAAAATAACGAAAGTGCTTTCCCACATTTTCTTGTAAATAAGAGTAATAATATCCGCGAAATGTGTCTATCTATTTCTATTAAAACAAGACCTCTTAAGAATTTAATTGTAACGTCTGGTGCGGTTTCCTATTCTACATATAAAGATAGAAAAATTAAATCTATACAGATTATCTATGATAGTATAAGGGCAAATAATAATAATGGTGATTCGCAATTAAAAAATACAATTGATAGTTTGTATGATTCTTATAAAAATATAAATACACCTTACAGAGTTTATTTTGATAATTTTGCTATGGAACATAAACCAGTTGAGAATAACGAAATCATTTGTAGGGATGTTTTAACAGATGGCCCTGTAAAATTCATATATTTTGTATTTAGAAAAAATGCTAGAATTGCAGATCCAGATACTACTGAGACTGCCGATACAGCTGTTATAGGTACTATTCCTGGTACAACCGGATTCTTTACAGTAAACACAAATTCTGATGCAGATCTAAATCCAAATGATATATTTAAATATAGTAGTGATGACCCGGGTCTTTGGAATACACATGATGGATTTAATTATTTAACCGTTCATGTAGATAATGACGACAAGCAATGGGTTACATCTAATCCAAAATTAGATGCTATATACTATAGAAGAGTTGTAACTCTTGCTAGTCATGGTCAAGTTCCACAAAAACATATTTATGTTATTGATTTTTCAAATAATAAACATAAAAAAGATTCAGAAACAAAAATTAATGGATATCTAAATAACAATAATAATAAAAAACGTTCTCTTAAATTAGAATTTGATACACCAGATACTGATTCAACTGTAACATTAATTTATGTTATGATAAATTTCTTTAATGTTTTTGTAGATTCAAATAATAAATTAAAGGCAATTAACAACTGGGGAGAAAAATTACCAGATAATATGACACCTACCATTTTTAATGATCTTAAATCATCTAATAGTATGAATGGAACAGATGGTATGTTTGCTTCTAAGATATGGTATAATAATGGTATTAGTACTACTATATTAGGTCTTAACCCACAGTGGAATCAGAATTTTGGTAAATTTGGAACAGGTAAAATCTCTACTACAAAGGATATTTTAACAGAACCTAACATTGCCCTAAAATTAGCGATTTCACTAGAAGGTATTGCAAATCAGAATTTTATCCCAACTAAATTACAAGCTAATAGTGTTTTTGGCGAGTTAGGAGAAAAGGGTAATGATATAATAGATATAAATAAAGGGGATATACTCCCAGTAAAAAATAATAGTATTGTTAGGTTCAATAAAAACAAACAAAATAACAATTTATCTAAAAATATGATTTCAGTTGATTTAGAAGGTTACAACCATAAGAGTTTGTTCGTATTTAATAATAATACTATTATATCCAAAAACTTTTTCCAAATTGATATATTGAATACAGGTCTTAGATTTACTGACTTAGCCTTTGAATGTTTCTTAACTGGTAACAATAACAATCAAATTAGTAAAAAAACTATTGTTAAAAATGTATACAATAAAATAAGATTAATGAATTCAAATAGAAGTGATATAAATATATTACCCGGTTCCTTTATTTATCTAGAACGTATTTCAGATTCTCTTATTGTTAAAATGTTCGTACAATCATCTGGAGAATTGATTACACCTATTATAGGTTAATTAGCTATTATTTTGTTTAAATGTTTCTATTGAATCTGATTTTTTTTTATCATCATTAATAATAAAATTATTATCAAATAATGAATATTTATTTATATGTCCGTATTCGGCTGAATTTATAGTAATATTATTCAAAAAATCAAAGATTCTGGTTCTATCAAGATATAAATAGAACAAATCAAATGGCGCATTTATCGTGTAAAAAAAATCATACACAATAATAATTAATTTATTTTTATTATATTTAAAAAATTCAGAATTTTTTACTTCTAACCATGTATCTGGTATAGAATTAATATTTTGTTTTAGTTCTTTCATCTTTTCATTTGGGTAACAATCTATATTTTTATTAACTGTTGTACGCAAAATTGCAATAAAAGAACCGATTATACCCATAAACCAGAACATTTGTTTGTTTTCAATAACATACAGATTTATTAGCAATTTTTCATTGATTACACTAAATAATATGAATGTTACGAAAATAGAACTTAGAATAAATAACAGAAAATTGCTTATAGTTTCTAATATCTTATTATTAAATAAGTTAGAATATTCATTGCAAATTCTATCTGATTTTAATAACCTTTCTTTAAATTCATGATCCAATTCATTATAATTCCGAAATTTCCATCTTGCTAATCTAGTCCAACTACGATTAAACAAATAACCTGGATTTGTATATAATTTCTCCCCATAATTAAATATATTGTACAACATCATATAATTTATAATAAATGGCATAAACAAAAAATTAACAACTATAACACTAAGTATCTTTTTTTCTATTTCTTTATAAAAAGCATCGTTTTTATTTAGAAACTTTGTGTCTAATTTATTTTTTGAGTAAAGAGAATTTATAAAACAATATTTTATATTCCATTCAAACAACTTACTAATATTTTTAGTCTTAATTATATTTTTATCTATTAAACTAATAAAATAATTGTCTATACTTGTAATTTTATTATTAATATAGTAAATAGTTATTTCATCATCATTATATTTATCTTTAAATTTTTTGATAATCGTATTCCACTTGATAATACCTAGATCATTGTCATCTATTTCTAATTCTTCATTATAGAATTTCTTTATAGATACAAATAATGAGATATCGTTTATAAGATTAACAACTCTAAATATCAGTATAACAACAAATGTTATAACAAATATAGATATAGAGAAATTAAAACTAAAAAAGTTTGTTAGGTCTATTATATCATTCAAATTAGTCGGGGTTTTAATATATACTATTTTATTCCATTTTATACAGTTGTATAAAAAAATTGTGTAAAAAATTAGAAATAATCCAGAAAATATAATATTAAGATGTGTATAGATAATATTATAATATCCTTTATTTAGATAATAAATATATAAATTTTTTAAAAATTGTTTCTTAAGGTATTCTTTCTGTAGATTTTCTAAAGATAGATTGAAAGATTCCATTTATAAATATAATAAAAATTAGGTTTAAGTTATTAATTATATGATAGTTCTTCCGGCATTTTTGCAACCTTAGTCTTAGCCGAAATAATATAAATTGTATTTTCAGTCACTATTAAATATTCAGTATCTACCTTATAAATATTACTTATAGAAGACGTATGTTCGTCCATAGATTTGAAAATGATTTTATCTGTATCATTTGCACAGATTTTAATATTATCATTACATGAATCCTGATAAAAATAAAAACACATAGGCTTAGAAATTGTAATTGATAATCTAGCAGCTTGAGTTAGGGTTTTTGCTCCTGGTACATTTTGTTGAGAATCCATATAATTTTTATAATCTTTTATTTTATAAAATTAACCTTACCTATTAAAAAAATGATGATTTAATAATATTTTACAATCCGGTCTTAGATTTATATTGTAAACAAAAAAACACAATAAAAACTGGTTCATTTCGTCAATATCAATTTCTATATTAGAATTATGAATTAATTTTTCTTTAAAATCTAATACAGAATATCTTGGCTTATTTTTTAATTCATCATTTATAAAAAATATATCATAAAAATCACTCGCACGAATTATCTCTGTATAACTCTGATGTTTAAATGTCTCTAAGATAGTATAAATGTGATTCTTATTTGTTTCTGTCTCTGTATTATATCTTTTTATCTGAAATAAAGGCAATCCTGTTATCATTTCATAAAATAAACATCCTATCGCCCATATCTCTGATTTTTTATTATAATCTATATTAATTATATTTTCTAGAGGTCTATAACATCTAATATATAATTCATTCTGACTTATATGATCTTCTAATTCCGAATTACTAAAATCTATTATCTTTAAAATAAATTTATGTTCTAAAATTCTATCCACATCATAATTCCTTTCCAATTTCTGTATACTACTAAAATCTATTTTTTTAAACAAATAATCTCTAATAAGTTTATAGGTTTTTTGTTTGATTTTTCTTTTTACCATTTTTTTTTTATTCCTATTAAATGAATCAAAATCTTCAGGCATTAACTGCGATTGTATCTGATTATACACCTCCAAAATATTTAATTTAGAAATAAAACTACTCACTATTTTTATATTATTTGGTAAAATATTCAAAAGGATATTATCTGGCTTTATATCTGCATGTATCACACCCTTAGAATGTAGTTCATTCATACCATTCAGTATCTGGTAAAACATATATTTTATATTGGGTGTAAATAAAGTATACTTATTACTATTCATATCATTCATAATATCTAGTAGACTTATACCTAAAAGTTCGGTCACAATTACCATCAATCCCTCCTCCTCAAATATATCAAAACATTCAACAATATTTTTATTGTCTGTATTTATTCTTTCGAAAATCTGTTTTTCATTATTAAATTCATCTGGACTTTTATTATAAATTTTTGCAGATTTTAAATTAAAATCTATAATATCGTAGACAAGCCATACCGAAGAAAAAGAACCATTAGAAAGAAACATCAAACAAATATATCTATTATTTAATATCTGGGCTTCTAAATTTACTGTAGATTCATCATCAGAAATATATTCGTCACTATTATATAATTCGCTATTCATAGAAAATATAATCATAAACTCTTTATATTAAAATAGTTCACTAAAGTTAGCTGGAGTATAATTAATTGATTTTAGGATCTTTCCTGTATCACGATTAAACACAACCCAGTACTTGTTATTATCTGATTTCCTATATTCTGGACTATTATACCTTTTATCATTCAACTTATAATTATTTACCGTATCTTCTGCCTCCTGTTCGTTAATGCATAGTTTAGACATATTCGACTTATGAACAATATCAAAAGAAACATCCAAATCAATACCTAGGAAAATACCAAGCTTATAGGTATCATGAAGAATATCCACCAGATCACCCATAACACCAGTAAAATTCATGCTTTCCTTATTCTCTACTAGATGACTCACCGATTGTTTTAGATTCATATGAAGTTCATTAAACATAATTTGAATATTATCATACTCCTCTGTTTTAATTTTATCACTAAAAATATCATCACTATTAATCGTATCTACTCGTTTTTTTGTAAAAAATGAATCTGTATTTTCTAGAATATTTTTAAGAAGTTTGTAATTAGAAAGGACCAACATATCTTTCTCTACAGAAGGGCATCTTAGAACAGTTTCTTCAAAACTTTCAATATCCAAATCACCCTTTTCTGGGTGCGTTTCTTTCCATAGATTGTTAAATACTTTATAACGGAAAAGTGTATCCAAATTAATACCAAAAGATGAACCAGCACCATAAGCAACATATAGTTCATCTGTAAGTGCATCAATCACTTCTGTAAAATCGCTAGTTGTAATGGCTTCAGTCAATTCTTCTGCCTCTTCCACACACAAATCAACCCGCAATTTGGACAAATTTTTATTTTCTTTTAGAACATCTGGTTCTAGTGTATCAGTATGGGGGAGGCCAAAACTCTGATTAAAAACGCAAACCTTTCTGAAATTAGTCATTATTAATTATTATACTGCTAATTTTAAATATATTTATATATATTATAATGAAGTTTGGAAAATTATTTAGGACAAAAAAGGGTAAATATAATAAATTTAATAGTAATCCTAATAATCGCAATAATAATCGTCGCAATAATAATAGCAATAGCAATAATAATAGCTTTAATAAACAAATTCAAGCTTTAGAAGGAGTAGCACAACAATTAGCTGTACCACCACGCCCACGCCGTCCTGTTCTAAACAACAACAACACTTATGAAGTCCCTGTGACTAACTATGCGGAAGTTTCCAATCTAAAACTAAATTCTGGTGCTATGATAAAAGCTAGAGAAAGTGCTAATACTGCGAATCTTAATAGAAGACTTAAAGCAAAAAATTCAAAAACCAAAAAGGGTAGGTCTAATAATAAAAGATATAATACACCTAATAGTCATAAAAATGTTAATAATAATGGATATTCAAAACCAAATAGTCATAAAATCAACGGTTATGGAAAATCTATATCTGTAAGAAACAATCTAAATAATCGTGCAAGAAAATTAGGCTATGGAACTGTTGTAAAAAATAACAACCGTATTTATGAAACAATTAATGGTAATAATACAAATTATGAATCAATTAATAATAATAATAATAATAATAATAATAATAATAATAATAACAGAAAGAAAAGAAAGAAAAGAACAAAGAAAAGAGCACCCATGCCCCTACCAAGACCACGAAAAACATAACTCACAAGAAACAATACAAATCCCATATAAACAATAAAGTTTTCTATTCTTATTATATGAGAAAAACCTTAAAGGGAAAGAAATTTTGTAGTCCAAAAACAAAAACGAACAAAAAAATCAATACTTGTTATTCAAGAAAACAACTTTTACAGATGACTAAAAAATGGAATAAACATAACAAAAAAAAAATTAAATTAAAATCAAAAAAAAAAAAGGTGGTCTGGCACCAACTTAATAATAAATTAGGAAAAACCTGTAATACAGAATGGTGTTGGAATAAACAATTACTAAATATTCCCGGTATTTTTAGACCAGATATGCCTGCAAAATGGAAAAAGAATCCAAGGGAATGGCTTGATTCTAATAATATTATTAATGTTATGAAACAGTATGAAAATGACAGAGATGATTTTACATTTATAGGACCAGTACCAATCGATTTTGATTTAAAAAACAAAAGTGGTATGTGTATGGTTGATGATTTATGTAGTATAGAGGTAAAAACACTTGATAAAAAAAAAACAAAAATAGGTATTATTTTTAATCTTGATAAACATGATGAACCAGGATCACACTGGACCGCGCTTTTTGTAGACACAGATAGAAAAGGTATATTCTATTTTGATTCTTATGGATATCCACCTGAAAACGAAATTGTTGAATTAATGGATAAACTCCAACACCAATATAAACAATTAGGTATAAATATGAAAAAACACATAAATAATATAAGACATCAGTATAAATTTTCTGAATGTGGTATGTATTGTATAAACTTTATAATTAAAATGCTTACAACCAAAACTACATTCTCCAGATTCTGTAAGAAAATAATAGATGATGATACAATGTTAAGTTATCGTAAAAAATATTTTTTAGTATAGGTTCTTTATTTTCTTTTTTTTTATTTTAATATTTTAAATGAATAGTATAAATTTTTTACTAGAATCTAATATAGATGAATTATATAATTCTATAAAAGAACGTATTTACAGTCAGATTAATTATGATATCGATACTAAAGGTGATAAATACAAAGGAATTGTTAATAAACTTCTTATCAAAATTTCAAAAAAGGATTTGTGCGTAGAAGATTTAAATAATATGGCAATAGAAACAATTAGTCCCTTTCTGGTAAGTAAAATTCAGAACACACCTACACCCAATATATCTGTTCCAACTAACACTCTTGACATGCATCTCCCTGTTATG